GACCCACTATGGTCTAGCGTTGAGTCTACTAGATCGAAGTTTCGGGAAGCTGATACCGTTCAAGGTAGTCGCCTTAGTTTTGTACCTAAGACGGTGGAAATAAGCCGCACCATATGTACTGAGCCCATTCTGAACATGTTGTTTCAGAAAGGTATAGCATCTGTCCTTGAGGACTTATTACGCGAGACTTGTGGTATCAGTCTCTCGGAACAGCCCGATTGGAACAGGAGCTTAGCTCGGCTCGGGTCCGTAAGTGAAAGATTTGGTACTATCGATCTTTCATCTGCTTCAGACTCGATGTCTACTAGTTTGGTTCGCGATGTCTTCCCAAAACATGTTTTTGACATGCTTGTGATGACACGGAGCCCTGTAACCGTCCTTCCAGACGGAACTAGTGTAGAGTTACATATGATATCTTCGATGGGGAATGCTTTTACGTTTCCCCTTCAGACGATATTCTTTGCGTCTTTAGTTTACGGTGCCTACAGAGCTCTAGGGTACTCATTCCTTAGACCGAGTAGACATTCCTCAGGCAACTTCGCCGTATTTGGCGATGACATCATTTGTCTCGATAAGGCTTATGACCTTGTCGTACGTTTGCTGTCAATTTGCGGCTTTGAGGTTAACGTAAGCAAGTCCTTTAATTCGGGACTTTTCCGTGAGTCGTGTGGCCATGATTATTTTCATGGTCGCAACGTTCGTGGTGTTTATATTAAAACACTCCGAACGGAAGGCGATAGGTATTCTGCAATCAACCGACTGAATCGTTGGTCGGCTAGTTGGGATATACCTCTTCCGGCGACAATTCATTCCCTTCTCAGGGGTCAGCGTTTTTTGCCGATTCCTTTGGATGAAATGGATGATGCTGGGATTAAGGTTCCATCTAGCTTTCCGTTTAAGAGGAAGTATAACAAGTATACTGGTGGCATATGTTATCGCTACCTATACAAGTGTCCGACCTCTTATCCGGTGACCGACGTGACAGTAAAGCCGCCTCAGCTTCGTGGATGGGTGAATAACCCTGAAGCGGTGTTGCTTGCGGCACTTGCAGGTACCCTTAGGTCTGGGAAGGTTGTAGTTCGTTCTTCTGAACACAGCCGAGCCAGAGTTAGGGTCCGATCTAGTTCTAGTTGGGACTGGATCCCTCCCGATTACGCAGAGATGCGTAAGTATTGCAGAGAGAGATGGAAGTCTCTTTTCGAGCTAAACTTAACCTTTTTCAAGGTTTAGCAAAGAGGCCTAACAAAAGGCCTCCCCGGGACACAAGAATGAAG